ACACGTAATTCGTCTCGTTCCAGAAATAGATGTTGGTGGTTATATAATAGTTCGTCTCATTCCAGAAATAAAGATTCGTAATTATGACAGAATTCGTCTCATTCCAGAACCAGATATTCGTGTCCGAAAGGACAAGGTTGTTCGTCGTGTCAACCCACAGGTTCGTGAACCAGTTCGTCACTATCCAGCCTTCGTCGTTGTAGCTGACCAGCGCGTCCTGCCGAAAATTCGTATAGGTATTCGTGTAATACGACCAGTTGCTCACCGCCGCGTCGTATGCCTCTATCGCCGCATTTGATGGGGTCTGCACGAACACGTTCGTCGAGTATATCATTGCCCTACCTTCACCGCGCCAGACCTGCTGGGTGAGCGGATAGGCTGGTAGCCAGTCGCGGGGCATACTGTAAAGCGTCTTATAGCGATACCCAAGTTGTGTGCTGGTGAGACGATGCGACCAGTTAGTGAATTGGACGTTGGTAAGCAAGCCAAGACCAGCAGAAGGGAAGCCAGTTACACTCGTGTAATTGGAAACGGCATACTTAATTTTACTGTCCAGATTCGTCATCATCGGATAACTCGTTCTAAACCCTATCACATTTGTATAGACATTCGTATAAAGAACCGCTGTCCAGTTCGTAGTTACCACATCATCGTTCGTGACCACCTCGGACTCATAGGCGTTGCTATACCAGCTTTGCACTATTTCCGGTGGGGCTACAAAATATCCATTCGCGCTATTAGTGTAATGGGTCGCCAGGCACCGTTCCATCGTGCCAAGTGCAATCTCTATCACATCCACCTGATTCACGCGCTCTCGCGTATTGAGGGCAACAAAAATAGTTGTCGTTGCCAGTGTTATGCCAGTGGCGATTTGCCATCGATACTTGATGTCTGAAAATCCCCATGACATTTAATCTCTCCCAAACCCACCAGTGAAGTGCAAACGGTTTTTCGTCACATCAACTACCTCTGAATCCGCATCCTGATTTGTTTCAGGCATGGCTGCTACCCATTCAGGCTCTGTCGTGCCATTAAGATAGTTTTTCAAATACCGCGTGGTGCGTGCAGGAACAGTCAGCCGTTTGCCTCCGATATAGGAATAGTCAGTGGTCATCCCGGCATCACCGTCAAGCAAATCAGGAATTATCCGCTCAAATCCTTCTGTGGTAGGAAGGAACTCATTGCCAGCAGCCGCATTGACCAACGATGCAAGCTCTCGAATCTTATCTTCCATTTCAGCGAGCTTTTCTTCAACTTTCGTCATAGTCAATAATCCTATGGAAATTCTACTTCTGTCCAGTCGCCAGCAACGGTAGGCCACGCTATAGCCGTTACCCGTTTAACGATATAATAATCACTTCCTATTACCCTGACGCCGGAACCTTGAAGCGGATAAATTCCGCCATTTTCATTGTGGTCAATATAATCATACGCATTTTCGCCATTGCGCGTTTGTAGAATATCGTATGTAGTTATGACATCGAAATAATAACGAAGGCCGCCGAATGTGGCAAACTGACGCTCTGTGATTGTCAAGTCAGTATTTTCAAACTTATCCCAATCTCCTCCGCTTGCGCTGCCACTGTATGCCGTGCGGGTAAGCGTATAATCGAATTTCTGAAATTCGTTTTTCTTGGCACTGACACTGTTTTTTGTCGCGCTAGTAAAATCGGAAACATCAACGCTTGCGGCATTTTGGACGCTCTTGTAATAGGACGTGCCATGTCTGTCGGTATATGAAACCCAGCCTGTATCAACTTCATTTGACGTTGCTACCACTGCCTTCGTCTGCCATCTGTCCTTATATGGCGTAGAAAGGTTTTCGCGTGATACAACCGTTCCCGCGCTTGGATCATCCGGTTCAATAAGTGCTGCGTCTGCTGCCGTATTGGTTGTTTCTACGACCTCGCGTGAAGCGGTCTTATCGTAATTGATTGTTTCCTGATTTACCGCCGTTCGGGTTTTGGTATGAGTCTCATTCTTTCCAGCTTGCGTTGGGCGGTTGGCGTGTTCTAATATTTCGCCTGCACCAGGAGACGGTGACGCAAGCGCATCACCTTGAGTATTAAGTGCATCGGTAACTGTTTCGCGGGCCGTTGTTTCATAACTGGTTGCAGTCTGATTCTTTACGGTTCTCGTTTCTGCTTCTGTCCGCGTCTTGCCTGCATCGGTAGGAATGTTGGTGTTGGCCTTAATTTCGCCAGCAGCCGCGCTCGGCTCTCCGAGCGGAGCAGCAGCTTCCGTATTCATTACTGAAGTTTTTGATTCAGCCGCATTATCTGCATAACTGGTTTCGGTCTGATTCTTTACGGTTACTGTCTCGGCTTCCGTGTGCGTCTTGCCGAAATCTGTAGGTCTATTAGAACTGTTTTTTATTTCGCCAGCAGCCGCTGTTGGCTCTCCGATAGGAGCGGCAGCTTGCGTGTTCGACACACTTGCGCTTGAGCGTGCAGCGGAATCCATGTAGGAAGTTGTAGCCTGATTCTTGGCCGTTCTTGTCTTTGAGTTGGTGCGCGTTCGATCATAGTCTGTCGGTATATTGGTGTTTTCAACAATCGTTCCTGCTGCTGCTGAAGGTTCTGTCAATGGCGTTTCGTTCTGGGTGTGCAGGACATTTGCGGAAGATTCAGCGGCGCCATCGGCATAACTTGTTTCTGTCTGGTCTATCGAAGTTTTAACGTCTTCCGCTGTCCGGTATCTGCCACCTTCGGTAGGCGTGCTCTGGTTTTTCTTGATCTTGCCACTCTCTTGTTCGGGATTGGATAGAGCGGATTCGGCTTGCGTATGCAACGTTGATAACTGTGAACTTGCCGCATCCTTGCCATAACTTATTGCCGTTTGGTCGGTAACGGAAACTTTGCGCAATGTAATATCACTCGTATCATCAGGCTTGCGTTCAACAACTCTTACTTTCAGCTTGCCAGCCTCAACATCACCTATCGGCAATTTGCTTTCGTCAGTAGTATTCAGCACCTTTGATTCGGAAGCCGTCTGACTGCTCTGCTGGTTTGCCGTGTATTCGGTCAGCGTCTGCTCAATCGCCTCTATCTTTATTCCGACTACATCGTATGTTCCGTCAGAATTATCACGTGTTACCCTGAACTGATACCTTACTCCAGCAGAGCCTTCGTCATAGCCGGCTTTGAACGTGGTTACTTCGGCCAGCGAGATATGCCACTTAAAAGTTGAGGTCTCGCGGTGCGCCGCATCTATATCGGTTACCGCCACAAGCTCATTAGCATCGCCCGTCTTGGTCAGCTTCTGGTAAATAGTGGTTGACCTGTCGGGCAAGGCATCGTCTTCTATGATATTGCAATAAAACGCGCCTGTATATTTCACATTGTCAACCTTGGGATCAGTAACAGCAGCTTCAGCTACCTTAGCGGCGGATAATGTTTTAAGCTGTGTCGCGTCAATTTCCGTCCACTTCCTGATAATTGACACGTTGCCCAAGTCAACATCGTATTTGATGCTATGCAGTTTAGCTGCTGCGTCAGTGGCTGTGGTATTCCATCCCATTATTGCTCCCTATTCAGAAAACGAATTGTGAGTAAAATCGCTTGAATAAGCATATATCCTGCGAATTGACAAGCGCGACAATGACGTTATTTTGATTGAGAACGCCCTGCAATTCTCTTGGACATCAAGATCGGCATGAACACGCTCGGTAGTGCCTCTGTCATATAAGGCATCAATAGTCTGAGTATCATTCCAGCCTCGTGCATCCATTTGGATTGCAAACACTATTTGCCCGTTAGTATCCTCTGTCGTATGCTCAATTTCAAACGCCAGCCTTGAAATCGTGAACGGATTGCCCTCTAATTCTTTGCCGGTCATACGAAGCGATCTTGACGTGTAGATGAATCCGCTCGTTGAATAATCAAATATCTTCTTTGCGGCAACGTCATAACAGCATTGTGCCGTTTCGTCTGATGTGCCTATTATGTATTTCTTTTGGTAATCTGCGGTCAATATCATGCTCTTGAATAAGTCCGAACCCCTTATCGGTAGCGTTAGCTCCACTACCTCACCGCTCGGTGCGACCGCGAACAGTCCGTTTGCATTAGACACATAAGCTAGTCCACCAAGTGAAACAGCATGAGTAGCCGTGCTTATCAGTGCATCTTGAATAATATCGCTATGAACATAATCCGCATTATGGTTGCTTGCGCTCGGAATGATATATGCACCCGTTGACTTGAACACTATCATTGAGTCGCCTACAGGAAGCATTTTCAACAGCGAATTGCCATCTTCGGGGAAATCCAAGTGGCTCAGGTTTTGAGCGTAATATGCGGTTGAGTATTCGGGGGCGCCGTAAATCAGTTGGCTGTCTGAAATTCGCCATAGCCTGTTAAAATGCCACTCGTAGGAGGTCTCTCCTATGGTATAGGTCTTGACTATAGCCGCAGTTCCTGATGGGCATGAGCCTGTGGTTAATTTGCCGGTTACGTCGGCTTCAACTCCGTAACAGTTCGGAGATTCGTGAAAAACAAGATCAGTTACCGGCGAACGAGTATTAAGCGTTGGTGGAAAGTCACCGCTTAATAATACCCACGAATACGAGGAATCTAACGCCATTATGTTTATCCTTCATTTACTCCTCGCTCTTATAGCCCAACCCTATAATATCGTTTGACGGATTATCATTATCGTCAACTTCCGACTGGTCTTCACGTTGGGTTAATATCAGCATATCCCCTTTAGCATCGTCCCAGTCGATCTTTGCGATGGCAATATGATCCGCTTTGCCAGCTTTCTGTTGTCCGATTTTGAGCAGATGATATGTTAAGCCAGCCGATAAAATAAGGGTATGTTTCTGATCGAGTTCGGAGATTGTTTCATCGTGAACAGCAATATGCGGTATGGGAGAATCCAGGTCGGCGCAAACAGTCAATTCATCAAGAACGTGATTTACCGATACAACAAAGTCCTTATCAAATCGTTCATTCTGCGTTGATGTAGTGAACTCCCTTACCTTATCCAAATAAATATCCTGCAATTCTAAGGACATCGCCTGTTTCTCCGCAAAGAGGGGAGCCGGAATAGAACCGGACTCCCTTCAACCTTTCAACTCGTTACGGAATGAATATAATCTCAGTGGCCGTAACATTTGGTCCAACAGCCACGTTGATATAATTCGTTCCTGTAGCCGTCGCTGTTATCGTTGCTATGGCTGTTCCATCGCTTGCCGTCACATACCAGTAGTTTGCCGCAGCCAGAACTTCCTCAACCTGCGTTCCGGTAGACAGCGCGAGGGTTTCTATGTTGTTCGTGCTTGCCGTTCCATAAGCCGTCTCGCTCATCCATACACGAGTCAGTGCATAACCGGTCTTGGTAGTTCCGCCAACGTCCTTCATCGTGATTGCATTGGTCACAATCAACTGAGCCGAGGCAATCGCGCCATTAACCGACGTTGCACTTCCGAAGCAATCTTCGGGCTGAGCCGCCGTGGTGCCAGCAGCCGCGCCAGCAATCAATGTAGCAGCCACCACTCCTTCATAAGAAGTCGCAGTGAATGCGCCAGCTACGCCTACATTATCTTCTGTGAACGTCAGCGTGTCAGCAGCACTTTGGTCTATCGTGGCCCCGCCATCGAGCAATATATCATTGTTGCATCCGGTGATATAAATACCATTAAACCAGTCTTTACCATTGGACTTGATATATGCCGCAGAGAAATTGGCGGCTCCAGCTATCGAAGCGCTTGCTCCTATCGAAGAATCAAGCGTGATTCCTGTAACCTGCTCCGTCGCGCCAACTGTGAACGTATTCTCTGACTCAACCGTGGCTAAAATAGCGTCAAACGTGCCATTGTCAGAGAGTACAGACGTACCGGACTGTTCGGCATAAGCCCAGAGTCCAACATGAACGCCATCTGCGAGGTTGGCTCCACGAAGCCTGAATTGGCTTTCGTGACCTATCATAGTAACGGAATTGACTTGGTTCGAGCTACACAGCAAGCGAGTGTATTTTGCCGCCAACACCTTGCTGCCAGCAATCTCGGTTTTGACCTCGTTGTACTGCCCGAATCCAGGAACGGTATTACCAGAACCATCATCAACCAGACCAACGTGTTCACCAGTATATCCCCATGCGCCAATGTCAACCATTCCCGCCGCATTGATAGTGAACGTGTCAATGGTTCCATCTCTCACAGCAACCGTGCCAGCCTGTCCAGACTTGTCACCAACGGCCAACGAATCAGCAGCAGCCGATGCAAATGAAGCATCTCCAGGAGTCGTTCCGCCAATAGTGCCAGGAGCTTTAAGTGCCTCTGCTATGCGTGCTATGTCAATGTTACCGGAAGCAATGTTGCCACCAGCAATATTCGTACCCGCAGACAAGTCAATAACACTTACTACTGAACCAGCCGTCAAGTGAGCCGCATCTAATGCTGTGATAGCTGAACCATTGAACGCTGCCGCTGTCGTGCCAGCCGCCAAGTTCGCCATATCAATGTTCGTGGCTGCGTTGATGTCTATAGCCGTGGCTACTGTGGCCGCTGTCAATTTTGCCGCCGATACATCATTGATTTCGCCATCGCCGACACTCAACAGTGGCAACACAACCTTGCCGTCACCCGTTCCGTCAGCAACAAACGTATGCGCCGTTACCGCTGCTGAACCATAGTCAATACTCGTCGCTGTCGTGTTACCTATATCCAGCGCACCAGCCGTTTTAACATCAATGCCAGAACCGGCAGCAGCCGTATAAGCCGTAGCGTCAACCGTACCGTCAACAATCACATCACCACCAGCGGGATCAAGCGTAATGTCTCCAGTGCTATCAATCTCACCTTCGATATTAACGATACCATCAGCCACCGACAGGCCATAAGCACCAGCCGCAGTAATTACCAATGAGGCTTCAGCGGCCGCATCAGCAAAGGTGCCAGTTCGCGCATCCGTTATAGACGCCATTGGAACACCATCCGCGCCTGTAGCATTGGTCTGCGTAATGACTATTTCGTGAGTGGTAGCCGTCAGGTTAATATCAACGTCATTGTTGACTTCCAACTCGCCATTGAGCGTCGCCTTGCCTGTTATCTCCAGAGTTCCGGAAAAAACAACAGCATTGCTTACGGTAATGTTCTCTACGTAAGTGATTTTGTTAACTCCGACAGAAAACGGATACCTTGCTCCACTTGGCGACAGATTTAAAATATACGCTGAAGCCGCAAAAACCGAAGTTGTTCCTAATAGAAACAACACCAGCATAGCGATTAACGAGCTTCTTCCCTTTTCGCTCGCCTTGCCTATTTGTCCATCACCGTCAATATCCGCACCATGAATATTTTCGAGCCAGTTTTTTATCTTTCTCAATGTAAAGGCTACATTCTTCACACCTTTCTCCAGACTCTCCACTCTCTTATCCATATCATCCTTTTTTTCAGTCATATTCCTTCTCCATTTGGGTAGCGGATGGAGATGGGGAGTTTCAATTATCCCCATCTCCGTATCCGCCTTGGTTATTTTATCTTCTTAAGCACCGAGATTGCCATACCAGTTCTTTGAATGAATGCACATCACTTCAGATGCCATTCTCAAGCGTTTGCCCATTATCAGTTCCGGATTCATAGTATCCGAAATCGACGCATATTCTGGCTTCACTCGCCATACGATCAGGAATCCTTCATAAAGAGAAGGCAGATCGCCTCTTGCATACCAAGCATCTGAGCTTGTCAGCCAGTTATACTTCGTGGGTTTAGCATCGCCCTGGAACGGATTCGTCGCGTTAAGCGCGTTTTCAGGAGTTTTGGGGCTCTTGAGAACGTGCATCACATCTTCATGTAATGCTGGCGGATATACGATCTCAGACAAGTTCATAGGAGCCGGAAAACCGCGCTCGTCCGTCCTGTTCTGGAAGTTCTGCCACGCCGTGAAATACGAGCCGCTCGTAATCGTTCCTGGGCTTGCCGCGAGGTTTGACCATGATCCAGCCGCCTGATCTTCTTTCGGGCGGGCGCTATCAAATATAGCCATCCCATCACCGGCAAGTATGCTCTCGTCGAACCCGCTATTAAACAGGCTCGCATACATATACTCTTCCTTGCGCAATGACGAATTCGGAAGACCCGTAAGCATCTTGGTAATATACCTGTGGTCCTGCGATTCTACTGCCGTCTTGGTCACGATAACCGCCGAGCGATACTGATAAATCGTAACGCTCTTGGTGTGCCCGACAACAGGCGTCAGAAGCGGAATCCTGTCCGTATCCGCATTCTTCATCGGAAGCTCAAGGACGGAACTCACTTCCCCTTCCTTAAAACTCTCTCGATTCGTCTTGCGTTCGGCAAAAAACGGCTTGCCCTGTCTTGGAACCTTATCGGACATCATTCGCACTTCGTCAAACGTCCGATTATACAGAATAGACGCAGCCGGGACATCCATGATGCCTTGACCCGCCTGCCATAATGTTACTGCTGAAGCTGCCATGTTATGTTCTCCATTTTTTAATTAAACCATTTTCATTATCTCAACGATACATTTGCCTGGATCATCTGCTGTCGCGTTTCTCTCTGGTTCGTATGTAGCCGCTAACCTGACGACTTTGAATACATCGTCATCGCTGGCAGCGAGATCAACAATATGTGTATGTGCGGTGCTTACATCAAGGTCATAGGTCAAGCCTACATTGGCAATGCCTACAGCACCCGTACAATACATCTCAAGTTGAACTCCTTTAGCCAGCCGGTCAACTTCCACATTCGTATCATCAACTTTCGTGTCACGGGTCGTCCTGAATATATGAGTGGGAATCTCTGTAGACGCACACACGCTGAGTGTGCCACCTGAAAAGATTCCGAACTCTCCGACTTTCCACGTTTGCGAAGCAGCAATAGGCAATGTATCCCGTTCAAGGCCAACTCGGTTTCTACCGAAGCTAACCACTTTTGGATTTACTGCTGTAAATGACATAATTGATTCTCCTTGTTATACCAACTTTTGAATCTCAACTATGCACTTGCCTGGATTGTCAGCCGTGGCGTTGCGTTCAGGCTCATAATCTGCGGCAAGCCGCACGACTTTGAACTCCGCGTCAGCCGTGGCGCTCAGATTGACCGCATGCTTGTTAGCTGCAACAACAAGGTCATAACTGATCGCGAGATTGGCTACGCCAACTGCCGCTGAACAATACATTTCCAACTGCGTTCCGACTTCCAGCCTGTCAACGGTAACTTCAGTGCTATTCTCAGCTACTGTGCGCGTGTTTCGGAATATATGCGTGGGGATAGCTCCACTTCCTGCAACGGTTAATTCACCGCCGCTGAATATACCGAACTCTCCTACTTTCCATGTCTGAGAATCGGCAATAGGCAGCGTATCCTGTTCTAAACCCACCCGATTGCCACCGAAATTGACAACCTTCGGATTTACTGCTGTAAATGACATAATTGATTCTCCTTGTTATTGAACTGCATCACTATTTCCGTCAGTGATAGCAAACTCATTTTTCGTTTCGTTTTCGACCAGTCCATCGGCTTTAGCCTGTTCGTCCATTACCATTAGCCGTTCTCTTGATGCCAGAGATGCACGTTCAATTTCCCGCTTCTGGAATTCTATTGGGCGTTTGTATAACAAATCTCCAGCATGTTGAGCATGTTCCCCTTCATCAATAACGGGAACATAGCCCTTGGCAATGTTTTCTTTGTGCCTTTCCGCTCTGTCGAAGAAAGTTGACATTTCGGGTGGAACAGAGCCTTTTCGCCCCTGTCCTTTGTCCGATGTCGGTTTTCCACTCCAGAATGCGGCCGGCACGAGCCGCCTCACAAGCGTTTCGCGTGGGTCAACATATTGCGCTCCCACGCGCACATTCCTTGGCGCGTCCTTTCGCATCTGCTTTTGAATGCGCAATGCCTTCTCGGTATCGCGCTCCAACTGCTCCGTCCTTATCGAGTCCAAATCAGAAATATCCAGTTTATTTTCCATTTTGTTCATTGTTTATGTTCCTTTATTAACGAGGCTTTTCGTTACTGAATTTCGTATGCGTTTTTGGGATTCTTCGTCTAAACCACTATCTGAAATATACGCTTCCATTTCCGGAGACAGCCTTAACACTCTCGGAGCTGTATCCGAGTCTAAATGTGTTACGCTCATTCTGCCTGGAATCCCAGCGCGTTTTTGAGGCGGTTCGTTCAATTTATTAGCATCCTGCATATTCTTCAATAACTTTCTCGCATTATCGGTAGATAAACTGTATTCCTGTTTGAGATTTTCTATTTCTTCCTTATTCTGCGTGAAGTCAGGATCGTGTTCCTCGATCGCTTTCTGGAGTTCGGATTTAAGAGCCGCAATCTCCTTTTTATTGAGGTCAACAACATCCATCAAACCCTCTCGAATAGTATCAAGAACCGCTTTCGATCCGCCTTCTTCGAGCCTTACGATTATTTCCTCATCACGTTTCTTCTGATTTTCGGAAGTAATATTCTCATAATTAGGCTCGTTCATGCGTTCAAGGACTTCGAGCTTGGCTTTCAAAGCCGCGTTCTCCATAGAGACCTTGGTTATTTTGGCCTGCTCTTCCTTGAAACTCTTTTCTGCTGCTTCCGCGTCGGGGAAGTTCATCAGAAACGGTTCCTTTTTCTTAGCCTTATCTTCCTTACTAGAAGGGGCTTCTTTCTCTTTCGATTCGGGATTATCAGGATTATCGTCCTGAACATCTGCGCCTTCGTCAGTCTCTACTGGGGCCGCGTCAAGCGGATTGTCGCTTTCAAGACCATCTACGTTCATACCTTCTCCTTTGAGTTTTTGGGTCTCTCAATTTTGAGAGATTATCCTTCTGTATTCTCATTTACTAAAAAACGAGAATAATGTCAAGAAAAAAATAAATATATTTTTCAGTCCTCCTTTACTAAGCCTATGGCAACATCGTATGCGTGACGGATATTGCCTTCCATTGTTGCTAACTGAAGTAGCTTATGATATGCACCACGCGACATACTACGCATTTCCTCAGATGCGGAAAGGGACATGCCTGAATCTATTACCTCGTCTTTTTCCTGTTCCCACATTTTCAGAAGAATCTCCCATCCTTTACTGTCGAACAGTTCGAGCAAATCGTGAACTTGAGATATTCTCACGCTTATTCCAAGTTCGAGTATTTCCACAATCTTTTCGTCGTCATTTGAAGAAGCCATGTTATCCCTCCTTTATGCTGTTGCTCCACCCTCTCCACCAAGCATCTCGCCTGCCAACTCGCCTGTTGACTGTGGCGGCATAGCCCCTACTTCAGCGCCGCCGCCGCTAGGTTGACCCATTTGCATTGCCTCTTGCATCTGCTGTGCTTGAGCGGCCTTATACTGTTCATGTAGTAATATGTGCATTTCCGCCATTCTGATTATGTTCGGATCAATTTCCTCCTGCGGCAATAACTTATAGTTCTCAAGCTGACTCTTTATGACAGGTATATGCACGTCATGGTCGTCCGTCATTTCGGGCAGCACTTCCTGACCCTTTTCAAAAATGAGAATATTCTCATACCATGCGAGTCGTTCCGCGTCCTTATTGCCGGACTCCGGGAAATACTTATCAAGGTTCTGCATTTTCCTACTCCGCATTATATCACGCCAGAATTCAAGTTGGCCGCGCCTGCCCATGATTGGGGCTACGAACGGATATGCTACGGAGATGAAGTTATTCTCTTCCTGTCTACGCAGCACATCACCCTCGAACTGACCTATTGATACTACCCTCGTCTTGAACTCACCATATAATGTTGTTGGTTTGACAGGATATGTCTGTCCAGACTCGGAAATCTGCAATACTCGGTTAGGATCTCCGAACTGACGCCAGAGTGATGCTGTCATATTGGCAATCCACGGCAGATACTGGTCAGATATGAACTCTGCATCCTCAATAGCTGGCTTCATGGCCTGATTCATTACTCCCTGATATTCCGTGCTGGTCGTTCTTGCACCAGCGAACTGACCGGACATTGCCTTATCTGTTCCGGCAGTTTCGTTGAAATCCTTTCTTATATCATTGAGATGGAGGAGAGTATTAGTTGTAGTATCGCTTATGGCAATTTCTGATAATGCCGTTTTGCTTGTGCCACCCTTGACCCAGAACACCTGATTGCCCTGCCTGAACTTCAGATTCCGACTGAGCAGGTTGCCCTTTTCCGCTATCCACGGTTTTCTTGTTCTGAGCGTTTTATTGTCTATCATTTCATTGATAGTAGATGTTTCTTCTTCATACAGACATTCGAGCAAAGTGGCATATCCCATTCTTATTGCGCCTTTATCGTCCAGATGACTATAAATAATCTTATACGGAAGCAAGCCATGATGATACGGATTACGGCGTAACTGAAGGCATACTGCATCCTGTTCGATATTACCAGCGAAGACGCATTGAAACCATTCGGGAACGGTATCTTTCGGATTCCACTTATTCTTTTCATCTATTGGCAATCTTATCCATACCGGCCACAACTCGAAATTTCCCGTCTCACGCGATTCCGCGCTCTCGCCCGAATCGGTCTTCCTGTCTTCCAGAACGTTGGAGCCTGTATCACTCTCGCTATGGAAATACTGGTCGCCGGTAAGCTGGCCTACATTGAGAAATTCACCATCCTTCTGTTTCTTGTAAAGATCTGATATTCCTTTTTGTGTTCTGAGCAGAACGCATTTTTGATCCTGAATATCACTTATCTGCGTATCGAAATGAAAGTCCTTCAAATCATACACACTTAGCGTTGGCCAATCTTTTACTGTTCTTTGCTTTTTCTCAAATCCAAATCTTATTGGCCTACCTTCTTCGTCAAACTCTATTGGAACCCTTTCTATTTTTTCGTCTGTAACGAAATCCCATTCTATTCCGATTGGCAATTGTCCATATTTATTTACGAACCAGAGCGAATCCTTCAGTTTCTGTTCGAGCTTATCCTGATCGAATGTATAACGCAACAACAGATTCTGTTCTTTAGCTACGCGCTCCGCTTCGGTATCATTGGCAAAATCGGTTGAACCTGGCATTGTTACATATTTAACTGGCAGTTCCGAGCCGTAGAACATTATCGCTTTCTGACCGGCGGTGATTATTCGTATTGCCTTATAGAAACTCGTTGACGATACGTTTGAGAGCGTGTCTTTCTGCTGGTCGGTTGCGCTTGTTCTGTTCCGTGTCTTGCTCACGCGCAACATACGGTCAGCCGATGTCATATCAGTCTCAAGTTGACTTCTCGCCGCTTGATTCCTGAACTTGACAAAGTATTCTTTTACCTTGTCTAGAACCGTTGCACATAAATCATCGTCGCCTGCAAGGTTTGGCGGCAAGTCAACGTAATCCCTTGATTCTTCAGCTTTAGGCGCAGCATCAGAATCTGGAATGGAAGGCGCTGCTGAATACGGTTGATTGGTTTCAGACTCTAAATCCAATGCTGCATTACTTGCTGTCTGTTCTTTTTCTGTCATATTAGTCCTCTATTTCTTCTGCTGGAATCATTGCTATTAGTTCTGATTCGTCAACTACTAATTCCGATTCTTCGCCGAGTCCGCCGCGCCACATCATATTACGCTTTGAAGATTCAGGCAGAACAACGAAGTCGCCAGGCTTAATCTGCATGTTCGCCCATCTCGCCAAATCCTTTGCTTTCAGGTCGCGCTTGTTCCCATTCCTTCGCTGGCCTACTTTAGGTCCAACAGCCACTACTTCCGCCCAGTTGGTGCGGTCTTTTGTCTGTTCACATAATGCGACAACAATCTTTCCAGCCTCATCTGTTATATCTGGTACTACGCATTTTCTTACATACAGATTATGACCAAGAACGCGCAGAGTATGTTTTCCTTCTTCGCCAACGTTCCGCGCTACTGTCTTATCCGTAACCTGTGTATCTTGTTCCTGTCCGTTCTTCTCTTGTAAATTCATTGTCATCAAATACCTCATTCCATTTATCGCCGAAGTAGACGGGCTGTTCAGATACCAAATATCTGAAACAAGCCATAAGATGATCGTCTTTAGTTATCGGCTTATCAGTTTCCTCGTTTATCTGCCATGATGTAATTTCCGATTGTAAGTGAAATAGATTATCCAGCACGTAACATTCGCAACCTCCTTTGTAATTGTTTTCATGCAAACTGAGCCAGCGTTTATATCTTTCGTCTGAAATAAGTTTTCGTTTCCACAATTCGTGCATTAGGTGTGGCCTATCCTTATCATATTCAAGCCACGCCTGCATCTTCGGTATTACTAATGAGAACGATTCCGACTTGGCCGGCGTGCAGGATAATCCGTAATCATTGTAAAGCTGGCCGAGGAGCTTGTGGCGCTCGTGACTCCTACTATTATAGCTATGCGCATCCAACACGCTTGAAAAATACACTTCATTTGAAAACTCCTCGGCATACAACTGAATATCCGACTTTATTTCATCGTCAAAATAGGAGTCAATTTTCAGACGTTTATTTCCACATAAGCGCATAATATTCTCGCAATGTCGCGATATGACGAGTCCTGACTCGTAATACTCACGATAGAATATCTTATCACCCCACGGTGTTATAGCGAGCCATAAAACTGCTGTAGGTTGTATTATTCCATGATCTATGCCACGGTATTTCGTCCAGTCTTTTTCTATTGGAATATCGGATGGAACGAGATGGAGCCGCTCATTCCAGTTTGACAGAACCATTGCATCCGAACTTTCCCAGCCGCCAAACCAGCGCGCTTCGCCCTCGCGCATGGCGCGCATGTCATTATTCTTTTTCGGGTTCACCACCCACTTGATATATGCTTTCTTCTTTGATTCCTCTGGAAATATGGCTTCCGGAACGCCTTCGGGCCATAACTTATATCTGCCTATTGTATGACCTTTCGTGTCAGTCCCCAAAAACAGTTTCTTGTGCATCCACTGACCCTTGCCGGTATCCTGTCTACCCTTGATTTTATGGCCGGTAAGCGTAAAGCAGGATTGCCAATTCTTTCTTGTTCGACCGCGTTCGTCATAACCGTCAAACTGCTTTTCCTTCATTTGTTCATCGAGGTGGCCACCATCGTATTGTCTACTCTCGAATACTGCCTGCGCCTGACTATACGCATTAAAAATAAAGATTGTTCCGCTTGACTGTAATTTGATTTGTTTCGTTCTGCCATCTCTAAACGTCAGTTCTTTCGGGGGCAGCCCCGTCTTAGCTTCTTCAGGATACAGGTCTGGGTCTCCATAACCAGGCGCATACTGACCGAGTTCATACCTTGGAAGCAACTTCAAATATTCCGGCCATACACTATCAGCCATGATTTCCCAAATAGTAGTTGCTACCAGCCAACGTTTCGGGCCTTCAAATTCGTGGTAATCTATTCCATGATGTGTGAATATCATCCATGTCGGGTCGCACTTGATTGTGTGCAACAGGCTAAATACCGCGCCATGACATGTGCCGCCTATCTGATTGCTCTTCGTAAGCATGACAAGATCATTTGTCCTGTCGTTAATGAAATCGGTGCCCTCGCAATGCGGAAGGAAAAATGAGAGTCTATTCCTTACAAACATACGATATACACGACGCAGTTCAATAGCGTATTTACGACTCGATTCCGTTCCGTTCCGCCATCTTTCAATATCGGAATCGCTCCAAGTAAGCCACTTGCCCCTAAACGGCATTTTATATTCTATGTCTTGCTTCCTGCTCATTTTCTTTTTTTCGTCGGAACAAAGCCGTGGTCAATAGCGCGCAGCAACCGCGCTTGCGACTTCGCCTTCTCGTGCGTAGTTGACCTTGCCTTGATGCCTGATGGAGTCAAAACTCGATACCGCCCCTTTTTCTTCAGTTTCAGTATCCTTGTTGGCATTCTCTTTGCTCCTTTCTAAATTACCTGCTTTTTCAATTTTCTCCTGAAGCAACTCGAACCTGTCAGCCTCTGATTCTGTCAATGACAATTCATTCTTCTTAGGCAGTGCTTCTGCCATGCGTTTCATTTCAAATAGAACTCCAAGCATAATTTTAACATCCGTAGTAGTTGAAATAGGAACCCTACACAGTGCCGAGCGCACTCTGCCAAGCACAATCATTGTGCTGTCTTCAAGTATATTTCTTAACACCTCGCCTGCCGACTTCTTCAAATGCTCGTAATACGGACGATACTTCTCTATTATCACCCGTACCTGCGCGCCTGTCATCGGTGGATCAATGCTCAATCCCACAACATCAGCAGTGCAAGAAACGGCTAGCATCAGAACCAAAGCCTCAAGGTCGGTCATCTCGACAGGGAAATCCCTTATCACTTTCAACGTCTGCGCTTTCGTTACCGAGCATACCGACTTCTCACCTCTCTTAGCCATCGCTTTCCGCGTATTCTCATTTATTGAACATCCCATAAATATTATCCTCCTCCTACTAAATCACGCATGCGCTTGACAATCGAGCCTTTTGGCATACCATCATCATCACCATACGCACGCGCCTTCATATTCGCATATACAGGAACGCGCCCCACATGACCGTGCGTGTCCTTCTTCGATTCGTGTTCCGTCCTCGCCACCAGCTTCCTACGCTCAACAAATAATTTCAATTCACCTATCGTCTTGCGCCGTATCCTCATCATCTTGTCAGGAAACCGGCCACGCTCATATTCTATTAGACCCACCCTCTCTAACCCAAGAAAAGCATTATGAACCATGCTTTCACCACAAAAACTATTATTAGCCCATGTCCTCGAACTCACAACTATCCAATCGCCCGGCGCGGCATGAACACGCCATTCCATCCAACTCACACAAAGTAAATAAAACCATAATTGCGGCGCACGCGTCAACCCACCAAAATACTTGCGCACATACCGCTCAAGTATAGCACGCTCACCACATCGTAAGCATCTCTCAGCAGGCTCCGGTAAGTTGCGCCGCTTCGTTGCCATACTATATCTCTCCTCTTCTAACTTTTATACCATTACACCATCATATAAATCATGTCAACAAAATAAATGAACAAAATTAAAATAAATACTTGACATGTTTCTCAACTCGTGTTATACCTATCTCAAATCCTATGGAATGGTTCCATAGGCGTGTAGCCACAGGATCACCGCATAAAGCGACCCTGTAGGTGAATGTGCGTATCTGCAACTGCATGTGCAGCCGCACCTCTGCGCCGGATAAGGAGATAAGGTGGACGGTAGGAGCTTCTATTTCATACACCAACCGTCGGACGTTATAGCCCAACATCGTAAGCAACCTCTCCGGCTGGATGCTCGTCAATGCCGTAAGGCGACAAGCACCCGTAGTTCACAGAAGGTCTAATAACCACTGTGACGGATGAGCTTAGTCCACGTTAGTAGACTACGGCAGCAATGGATAACAGAGGCCGGTGAAGCTCATGGGCATAAGCCCCTTGCCATCGCTTCCAGAGGCAAGCCCACCCTAAATTAGGGTGGGCTTTCTCTGTCTAAATACAGTCCTACTACATCCATCCTTAATAGCCTTACCATATACCCTAAATTAACCCCACTTGGTGAGACATATATTAACGTGCGTCAACGAGGGGTGGAGGGGGGAGGGTGCGGGGTATGAAAAGGATACGGGTGCTCGTCGTATAATAAAACTTATGTTACCTTTGCCAGTATGTGCAAGGCGTTGCGCGTGTGTGCATTACGCAACTGGACGCATGACAAGGCACGGTTTGAGCGGTCAAAACATGGTAATATGGACACAAAACAGGCTTGCATAGGCAGGGGTGTTGTGAGAGTTAACGTGAATGTGAACATGGCCAAGTCACAAACCAAAGTATAACGATATTGCCAAAGTATAACGATATTGCTATTGTGTGCTGCGTGTGCTGGTCGGGTTGTGAGTGCTTTATGCGTTGGCATGCTTGCTCTTATGGCTGATATGGGCTGGTTATGCTGGTAGATTGCCTGTCAAATCGTATCATAAATGCGAGAGTGGTTTCTCACATTTGCAATAATGGTATGGTTTTCGGGGTGTTTTGTGCGTGGTGAAAATAGATTGAAGATTGTTGAGTTGCGTATGATGTGCAGTTGCAATGGCTTATGTGTAATCGTATCAAACAGGGCGCGAATGTTGGCATGGTTGGTATGAGACATGCTTATATTAAAAGGTGATGAAAGAGTTATCAACACAATACAAGGAGGGCAGGAGAATGGGTAGAAGCCAAACAATACATGTTGTTGGCCTAGGCGAACCAGGAATTGACGGCGCGCAACGTATGTTTTACGCAATGTCACGCGCGGAAATGGCGCAACAAGTTGAAATTGCAAGACGGTTCGAGCATATCAACATCGTTTCTTGGTATAGCCAAACAAAAACGGGTGAGAAGATGACGGAGCGCGGGCCTTCAACGCGGCTGAAGCGTTGCCGGATATGCAATGGCAAGGCGCGTTATGGTACTGTCGTCAGGTATGACTGCCCAGTTTGCCGCGGTTCGGGATTATCCATGCCGGGCAATGAAAAGCGCTGGAACGACTGGCAGATTAGGGAAATGAAGAAAGAGTTTGAAGCGGCATAACAAACCGCGCCGGACGGACTCCGGCAAACAAGGGAGGGCAGGCCCATGACGAAGGATGAAATAAACGGACGGAAACAAGCATTAAAAACGAATCTTGACGTGTTTATACGGGACGCGTTGACAAGCAAGCCGAAGATTGATATGCTAATGGCTCACTACACAATGAAAGGCTTATATCATTACAGCTTCTATAATAGCATGATGATTGCGAGCCAGGGCGGGACGGTGTGTAATTCATACAAACGCTGGCAGGACGCTGGGCGGCAAGTGCGCAAGGGTGAGAAAGCCAATATTGTCATATTCAGGCCAAGCGGACACAAGGTCAAACAAACGAACGAAAACGGCGAAGAAGAGGAAGCATGGGTAACAAGCGGAGATCGTTTCTTTTTATCAAGTGTTTTCGACATTGCCCAAACAGACGGAAAGCCACTTGAATATGAACACAACACGGCGGGCGCAAGTCCGGTTACATTTGACAGGGCCAAGCAAGCATCAGAAAAGCTCGGTTTCCCTGTGCAAATTAAATATATGGACGGTGCGCGCGGCAGCACGGACGGCGCAACGGTCAGTATCAACGAAGCATCAAACGACATTGACAGGGTAAAAACGATGTTTCACGAGCTTGGCCATTGTCTGCTGAAGTCAACGGGCGAAGCTGGGAAAGCTCATAATCTGAAGGAAGTCGAGGCGGAAAGCGTTTCCTATCTGTGCATGAGTGCGCTTGGCATAAAATATGAACTGCATGCCGATTATGTTGCGAACTATGCACAGAATCACGCCGGGAACATCAATATTGACGGCATACTTAAAGCCGCGAATAAGATAATCAGATTGTTTGAATGACGGGATAATATAAACAAGGAGGTCATGACAAAAGAATATTACATCATGACACAGTATCAGCTTGAAGCCGGGGAATGCGTTGAAGAGTTGAAGAGTGCGCCATTGACGCTTGACGAAGTGCGGCGCAAGGTTACCGGCTTGGTCAATACGGAGGATGCGTTTCTGTGCAACGTGGCAAAATATAGAAGACTCCCGGTCTGGCCTGGTGCTGTATGCGTTGGCAGCGTGTCGGCTGATGAGTTCGACGGTGATGTTCCGGACTATGATTGAGAGTAAACAACACAGGAGGGATTGAAGATGAAGGCAGCAACGAGGTTTATCGTAAAAATGATTGAGTTAGGAGACGTATCTATACTGATGTCAGCATTAGATAAAGCTGAAATTGAAAGCAAGCAGAATTGGAAAAAAGAAACAACGACGTGGATTTTCGAAGACAGATCGAAAATTCGCGTTTGTGGTAGTGACGTGTCAATAATCAATCCATAACAACAGACCGCGCCCGGCGGAACCGGGCACAAGGGAGGAACGGAAGATGAATTTGAAAGAATATTGCGAGAAAAACGGGATTGATTTATCAAACGATAACATGGAGTTTTACGGGACCGGGGAAGTCCGGGAACTACATCAGAAAAATAATGGACAATACTTAGGTTGGAAATTGTCCATGATCGGGAATCAAACTGCGTTTCTTCTGGAAAATCCGGATTCACCTCGGTTTTCCGATACTATTGAAGGACTTGGAGAAGAGGACGTAATCAAATGGTGGGAGGAGAACGCGGAAAAAGCATTGACCTTCTGACGAGTCCTGCGGGACGAAACCCCGGTTAAACTGGGGTCGAGGTAACAACATAATAGGAGGGATGAAATGAAAAAGATCACAATAACCAATGAGTTTCATAACACGATCGCGCGCGTATACGTGGATGAGGATGGCTATTTGACACCCAGCCAGGTGCGGCGATTGCAAAATAAGCTGTGCGGAATTGATGGCTGCACATGCGGCGATCGTATCGGAGCACGGCCAAGCATGGCAGATGCAATGCCGGATGGCGGAGCAATTCTCAAATAACAACAACAACATAGGAAAACACAAGATGAAATGCAGCGAGATTAAAATTATGACAGTGCGCGAAACTGGCCCGGAGTATCACGTCACAACCCCGGCGGAAGTCCGCGCGTTCTGGGATTCTGAAATCACAAAGGCGGCCTGGTACGATCCCGAGAAGGAAATGGTGATCGTGTTGCTATTATCGGCAAGGAATCACATCAAAGGCTATAATCTTGTCACGCTGGGCCTGAACGATAGCAGCCTCGTCCACCCGCGCGAAGTCTTCCGGCCCGCAATCGTGGCCGCGGCGCAAGCCATTATCCTCATTCATAACCACCCAAGCGGCAACATCATCCCGAGTGAAGCCGATATATTGACTACGCATCAGATCAAGTCTGCCGGCGAAATCATCGGCATAAAGCTCCTGGATCATGTAATCATCGGCAACGGAAACCATACCAGCATGCGGGAAACAGGGAACTGTATTTAATAACAACCAACAACCAACAAAGGAGATCGGAAACATGACAGCACAAGAAACAGCAGAACGAGGAAAACATACGCCGGGGCCGTGGGAATTAGTATTAGAAAACAGGACGGCTCCCACTATTGAAAGCAAAGGGCGATATATTGCCCAAACAATAACATACGGCAACCCCGAAACAATAGAAAACTGGGATATTGCCAACGCACGCCTGATCGCCGAATGTCCAACAATGTATGATTATATATATGTGCAGGCGAGGCGCGGAGATATGCAAGCGCAAAAGATGATTGACAAAATCGGCGCCGCCGAGCAGGGATGAAGCACGGGATAACGGAAAACGGTTTTCAGCTTATGCTGAAAGAGGACGTTGGAATGAAAAGCACGGCAAGGATAAACATAATGATAAAACTTGACAAACTAAAAATAGCGTCACTGCTTGTCCTTACAATGGCCTATACAGCACAAGCGGAAACAGGCTGGGCAACCTATTACACTCGCGCATCCTGCAAGCATGAAGGCACGGGCGGAGCGGAAATCCTGATGGCGAACGGCAAGCCGTTGGACGATTCCAAGCCAACCTGCGCCCTGTGGCGTGTAGGAACTCATGGGCGGCCTCTGCGCCCTGATGGACGGATGGTTGTAATCACTGATACCACTACTGGTAAATTCATAACCTGTCCGTGGACGGATAACGGGCCGGGCAAAGGTGCGCGCAAACGTGGCGTTATAGTAGACTTGAGCAAAAAGGCCATGGTAGAGTTAGCGGGGACATCTGGTTTGTATCAAGGCAGGATTAAAGTCAAGGTAGTGTTGCCATAAACGAGAAAACATATTCTCACATTCTCAAATATGACGCGGTTTTAAGCATGAAAACAGGGGCTGAAAATAAAGTTCGCTTGATTATCAACGAGTTATGAATAAGCACGGCAAGTTGGCACGGATGATGCTCTAATAAGGTGCAATTGAAATAAGGAGAAACTATGACAAAAGAAATACAACCCACACCTGACCCAAACATCGGCAGAACGATAGTCGGGTATGTAACAAAATTTGACCTATTACGGATGTTCTCTCTTAGTCCTCTCGCGCATCATATACCTCTTAGGGCTCCCCGCGCGCTCGTATTTGGCAGAAGGATGGATGTGAAAAGCAATGAAAGCCGTTTTTACCATGGCGATTGTTCATATAAAATCCAAATCAAAATCGTCAGGAAGGTATAAAATGATACCCGAAACCATATTGCCCAAGATGCACTTCCGGTGCGGCAACCCCGCCTTAGATTCGTCCGAGGTTGTCGAGGTGGCAAAGGTGGACGTTCACGGGATATGGCTGATGTCTGAGGCTGCCGTGATGATACGAGATCCCGTCACGCGGGCGCAGCTCGTGGCGTTCGATTATGAACTTGTTGAGGAGGAAAAAATATGAGTAATGCAATGCGAGCCACAAAACCGATAAAAGCATTTAGAGCGAAGTTGCATAATCGCCGGGTGCGCGGCGGGTTAATGCACGATGGAACATTGGTTTTTCATTTCACCCGGTTGCGTTCAGATAAGACTATTCATGGAGAACATATACGCCTAAGCCCGGAAGCTGTGCTGGCAATGTTTGACATTATGATAAAGTTGTGTGGGAAAAAAGTATATGAGTTCATAAACGATAAGTATAAAAAAGAGGACAAGATGACCATTCAGGAAATGATTGAGAAGCTGTGGGGTGAGTATGATGATGTCGCGCTGCATGAGCACCACGGCGGGTTGATGATTGAGGTTAGCAACGGACCGCTTTGGGAGGGTACGTGGGAGGTGGTATCATGCTACAAAGACGGCTTGACAATGCAGGAACGACTGGCGGACTGTATCAGTAAACTGAAACCAGAACCAACAACAACAGGGAGGGCAAGATGAACGCAATGAAGTTGAATGGCAAGACGGCAGATTACGAAAGTATAAAATGGGTTGGAAAGGCTGTCAGCATAGACAACGCACGGGAAGCGATACAATATATCTCTATTGAAAAGAACAAAGACGGGACGATTGCCGTTGCCACGGATGGCCGGCGGCTGCATTGCGCAAAGCTGGAAAATAAAATAAAGCCTGGCTTGTATAAAATAGAGGCCTGCAATGCCAAGCGAATGTTTCTTGTGGAGCGCGAAACGGGTCTGACGTTTCCTGATTGGTTGAAAGTGATTCCGCCAACAGATATGCCATATAAGGACTGGCCCAAGTTTACAACAGGCAATGGAAACAAATCTTATCAAAGCCTGGAAGATTTCAGAATAGCCGTGTTTATTCACGGGCTGTGTGGTGCTCTATTCAATCTGGGCTTCATACTCGACTGCATGTATGAGCCATCAACGGAATACGGTTTCTTCCAGGCCGATGCAATTTCGGCAGTTCGCATCCAGAACGGTGAGAAGTGGACGCGGCAAGCGGTAGTCATGTCATGCAGGGTGGAATAAAACGCAACAAAAACAAACAGGGAGATAAACATGAGAATCAAAGAAATTATTAGTCAAGACAGGCGGGATTTTGATGCAATATATGAATGCGAACATTGTGGTGCTACTGAAACGAGTAGCGGATATGACGATGTTAATTTTCATCAAAGGGTAATTCCTGAAATGAAATGTAAAGGATGCGGCAAAAAAGCCACAAAAAACTATCGTCCTTTAACAACAAAATACCCAGAAGATTTTCAAATATGATTGGGATAACAACAGGGAGGGCAACATGAAGCACAGCAATAAATCACAGGCGATGAAGATTCTGAAATATCTCGCAAAGGGACGCAAGCTGACACCGCGCCAGACATCAAAACTGTTTGATTGCGACCGGCTCGGTGCGCGGATATTCGAGCTTCGCAAAGAGGGCTGGATCATCCACACGGATATGATTAAGACGAAGAGCGGCAAGCACGTCGCACAGTATTATATGCCATAACAACACAGGGAGGGGAAATGCCAATAACGGACAAACAAAAAGAGCTTAGGAAGAAGCATATAGGAGCGTCAGAGAGTGCGGCAATCTTAGGATTATCGCCGTATAAGACGCCCTATGATGTTTGGTTGCTCAAGACGGGCAAGGTCGAATCACCGGCAAGCGTTGGAGAGGCCGGCGACATTGGAAACATGATAGAGGATGGGCTTCTGGATTATGGTGCATCAGAACTGGGCGTGAGAATACTCAAGAACCAGTTTAGAGTCCACACTAACGGCATATTATCGGCAACGCATGACGCGCTGGTTGTGGATGTGATGGAAGGTATGGAGGCTAAGACATCCGGCATCATGTCATTTGCTACAAAGGATGAGTGGGGTGATAATGGCACAGATCAGGTTCCAAGCCATATTATTATTCAGTGTCAGCACCAGGCTCTTGTCAGCAATCTTGATCTTGTGCATGTTCCGGCGTTGATTGGCGGCAGGGGCAGACTGATGTTTCGCATTGAGCGGTCGGAGTCCATCTGCGAAATCATTCTTGAGAAGGTAACGGCGTTCTGGGAAGATAATGTTCAGAAGGACATACCGCCTGAAGGCACACCGAGCCTGAATATCATCCGGCTCCGCAAACGCGAGCCTGGATTGACGCTGCCTATCAGTGCGGATATTGTTCTTAAATGGCGGGATCTTGAGGCAAAGCGCAAGGAAGCAGTGAAAGCAGAGGATGAGGCAAAGGCTGCCTGCCTGTCCGCTATGGGCGATGCGGAAATCGGGGAAAGCGATGCTGGCAATGTCGTGGTGCAGAAGGTTGAGGTCAATCGGCTTGACACAAAGGCGTTGAAAGCCGAGCATCCTGACATTGCGGAGAAGTTCACAAAGAAGTCGGAAACAACAAGAGTGACGTTCAAAAAGGCACGATTACTCAAAGCATAGGAGGATTATCATGGCGAACATTCAGAAAAAAGAGGAACGATCAATCAAATCATTGCTTGTCGGAGATGAGTTCAAGATACAAGTCAAGAACGCACTACCAAAGCATCTTTCACCAGAACGATTCATCAGGATAGCATTGACGGCGTTGACCAAAACGCCGAAGCTGTTAGCCTGCACACCGGAGAGCTTCTTCCAATCCCTGCTGACATTGAGCCAGTTGGGGCTTGAGCCGGACGGAAGGCTGGCGCATTTGATTCCATACGGTAGCTCCTGCACGGTGATTGTGGATTACAAGGGAATTTGCGATCTGGCTATGCGGAGTGGCAAGGTATCAAACATTCACGCAGATATTATATGCGCAAATGATGTGTTTGAATACGACCGTGGGGAAGTAAAGGCACACAAAATTGACTTCAAAAAGCCGCGTGGCGAAATGTATGCCGTATATGCTATTTGCCGGTTCAAGGATGGCACGGAGGCTTCTGCGGTTATGACGAAGGATGAAGTCGAAAAGATACGCAAACGAAGCAAAGCCGGTCAAGATGGGCCGTGGGTTACAGACTGGAACGAGATGGCTAAGAAAACTGTATTCAGAAGGCTGTCAAAATGGTTGCCGCTTTCTCCTGAATATCGGGACGCACTGGAACACGATCACGACCAGTTCGAGCCGATCAATGTGACTTATACTGACACACCGCCCGAACGCGGGGTTCAGGCATTGGAATCCAAGCTGACCGAAAGACCATCAGCCGCACCAGAATCGGAAGAGCATGGCGCGAGTGCGAACACCAGCACTGAACCCGTGGGAACACCGGAACCAGATCCTATCCCGAAGGATGGCGGTAAAGAGCCGGACGTAAGGATCATCGGCAGGGTCCATGCGTTCAGCGAGAAGCCAACGAAGAAGAAAGGTGGGATGCGTTTTGGAATCCTGATAATAAGCAATGACAATACCGAAACATGGGTCAATACATTCGATAAAAAGCTATTTGATGTAGCCAACAAGTTGAAGCATAAGAACGTTGATGTTGTGGCAACGGCATGGCAAGGGGAATACGGACTCGAACTGGAAACCATCACAGAGATGTTGCCATGAATGACCCCGTGAGCGAGCTTGCAATGTATAAGGCCGCAGTGCGGGCAGAATGGAACGAACTGCATCATAACACGGTTTGGGATTTAGATCCGTCATGGACGTTCGCCGACCTGCACAAGGAAATCATGGAGAACCATAACAAAATAAAGGAAAAGGAGAATCATGCAGATCAATGACAAGTGGAAAATCGAGGATAGGGTAAGCGGACTCAAATTCGAGATAAAGATCGGCACGAAACTGGACGTGCTTCACATCGAATCTTTACCAGACCTGAAATATCCGGATACCCAACCGAAGATGAACCGCGACTTCTTTTTTAGGAAAGATGGTGGGTTCGATGGCACTGGATCGGTCGTAAACCAACCACCACCAATGCGGTGACTTCAGGACTGCCCTCCTGAAAGCCCACCCCGCAACGGCGACAGCGTATCGGGCGGGGCGGGTGAGGGGGAGCAAGGGATGAAAACATGAGCAAAGAAGAAATTTGGCAGGAACTCATCGAGAAGCACCCGGAATGGGCGACCGAAGGAGCACGATTCGCGCCTGATACGCTTAGAATGTTCTTCGACTTGGTATGGGACGAGGCAACAGGAATATGGGTGGACGACACATGAATAAAGCGCAACTATGGCAAGACATTATCAAGGAACACCCCGGATGGGCGAACAATGGCGCGCATTTATCGCCCAAAAGAACGAAGACATTCTTCTACTTGGCATGCGCCGAGGCGGAAGAATACAGGCTATTCTTCGGGTGGGGCGAGAAGAAAGCAGCCAATCGTGTCAGGCGCACGCTCGGGATGTAGGAATTGCCATCATGGCGGGGTCTGTGTGGACGCACAGCGCGTCAAAAGGGTTGAAAGGCATGTTTTCACGTTTCAGACAGTTTGAACAAGGATAATGCGTAATACGCATTTTAAGGGGGTAGTGGCGATGAAGTGTCCGTGGTGCAATGTCGAGTTTAAGCCGACGCGGGATTGGCAGAAGTTCTGTTGCAAAGAGCATCGAATCAAGTTTAACAGCATCCGGGGCTATGTGCTGCCGCCATTTCTGGACAAGGTGTTGGCGGATGTAGCCGATGGTCAGAAGGTGTCGAATCTTGAGATGCTGTGTAAAATACTGCATCAGACGCTTAATCCAGGACAACAGACCCTCTCAATGGAAGAAATCTATGGCAAGCCGATTAACCATGAATCACCCGCGCAAACATAACAACAGGAGGAAAAACATGAACGGAGTTGAACAATTCTGTATAAAACACAGAGCTTGTGACGATGGGGCGAAGTGGGCCAAGCAATACGCGACACTGGCTGACGTCTACGATAACTGCAAGCGCGGAGATTGGCTGATATGGATGCTGGATAAAGCCAACAAGATCGAGCTGGAGCAGGAGCGCCTGTTAGCTATTGAGTTTGCTGAGCGCGTATTGCCAATCTTCGAGCGCAGATATCCTAATGACGATAGGCCATGCAAAGCTATCGAGGCGGCAAAAAACAGTTCTAATTCTCGCCATACCGCGTATGACGCCGCGCGTGCCGCGTATGCCGCCGATGCCGCGTATGCCGCCGATGCCGCTCATGCCGCTCATGCCGCTCATGCCGCTCATGCCGCTCATGCCGCGTATGCCGCCGCCAATGCCGCCGATGCCGCCGATGACACATCAGCCGAGAGCAAATGGCAGGCAAACAGAATCAGGGAAGTAATATCAAACCCGTGGAGGACAACATGAACGTTAAAGACATAGTATCGGATTATCTCAAGAAGAACGGCTATGACGGGCTGTATAGTACCCAAGAGCCATGCGGTTGCTTGATGATCTGATACCTGGTTATGAATGTTGTGATTTGCTTCGGTGCAAACCAGGTTACCGACGTGACATTGCCGCAGATGATATATGCGGATGCGACGATCCGGGAACAGCACACTGGCATGTTGGGCCGGATAAACCCGTGGCCGGCGCGGGGAAGGAATAGATTCTGGTAATGAAATCTGTTTCGTTACCAAACCAGAAAAGTCAACAATAGCAAGGAAATCACGTGAACAACAACAACAGGAGGCAGAAATGAGCTTTGACCTGATAGCCGAGACGTGGAATATGCACTGCTTTATTAAGCTGGCGGGAATGTGGTGTATCACTGATGGATGGTTTTAGCTCTCGCTTTATATTGACAATAAGGCGCAGACATGGTGGCGCGATCATTACATCCGCGTGATACGGATAGCGGTCGGCGTGGCGCTCGTGGTGTGGGGATGAAAAGCAAAAGACCAAAAAAACGGCGACGATCTACGTTTATTGTTCATCGCAAGGATTGCGGTCTTGATAATTATGATACAAATGATAATCCCGCCCAACCAAATTCAGTGATGTTCTCTGAACGGTTCGGGACGTTGGAAGTGCCGAGGTGTATGTCATTACAGCAATTCTTAGAGATAGCATGTTTGTATGACGACAGATAAAACAAGGAGTCAAATGAAAATCGTTAGCTTTGAATGGAAAGATGCCTACGGTAGAGGCGGATGGTTTAACAACGATCAAATAAAACAGTTGATACAAAAGTTTGATTTATGGACATACGAGGCGGGATATCTTGTTAAAAAGACTAAGCGAGAGCTGATTATTTGTAGCTCATGGCTACAGGAAGATTCTGGTTGCGACCAGGAAGAAAAATTCGGCAACGTTCAAAAGATACCTACGACGTGGATACGCAATTACAAAGTCATTGGACACACTAATAAGAAGAAAAGAAAATGACCGGCAGGATGAAGGAGTATACCCCTATGTTAAATGAAAAACCAATATTGTTTAATTCCGCGATGATACGATCCATTCTCAAAAACAGAAAATCTCAAACGCGTCGGGTGATTAAGCCCCAACCGCCATCATATAATTGGCATCCAAAAGAACATTCAGCGCAACCATGTTATTGGATCGGATATTCAGACACCGGTAAATTGCGAAACGATGTTGGCGGCCTGAAAAACGATTGTGGATGGAAATGTCCTTTTGGCGCTCCCGGCGACAGGCTGTGGGTGAGGGAGACGTGGCGGGAAACATGGTCGAGTAGTCACAACCCGATGGATAAACCATCAAAACACGAAACAGGCGTTGAATATCGCGCCACATGGAATGGACGCCGTGATCCAGAAGCCCGAACAATCGTTACGAATGGTCCGCGATATGGCGGTGACATGGCTAAGGATGGTCATGTAAAATGGAGACCCTCAATTTACATGCCCCGCTGGGCCAGCAGAATCACGCTGGAAGTTGTCGGCGTCAAGGTGGAGCGGGTGCAGGAAATAAACGGAACGGATGCACAAGCCGAGGGATGGCCGCGAGATCAAGAGTTGTTTCCAACCGTGAACGCAGGATATAAGGCAAATTTTTGGTTCTCGAATCTTTGGGACTCCATCAACGCCAAGCGCGGATACGGATGGTCTGTTAATCCCTGGTGTTGGTGTGTCGAGTTTAAGCAACTGGCGACCACAGAAAGAAAAACATGAACAGAACATTTGACCACTTCCCGCAAGACGGCAAGTCCATCTGCCCTATCTGCGGGACAACCGACGACAAGCCCTGCTTCCTCGTGCCTGTTGACGGCACGGAAGTTGACGGCAACTGCGAGGCACAGCCCGTCCATGCGGCTTGTGTGCAGGATAATTTGGATCAGCTAAAGCTCAACCGCGAGTCGGGCATAATTTACATAGGGCTTTGGGCATAAAAAAAGATGAAAATAGTTGTTGACAATTTCGCGTGGTGTGGTAAGGTGGGATTATGCGATGGGATAGTGATATGAAAAAACAACTAAAAAACTTAAAGCTCCAGAGGGGATTCCTGCCGGGCGAAAGCCACGTC